GAATGAATCTCATGCAGTTGAATCAATAGAATCTTCTATGGCTAATGGATGGAAAGGTATATACCCTCAAAAAATAATTAATAATGGAAAACAAAATAATAAAAAAGCAATCAGCTATTCAAAAGAATTTGAAGAAGAACTTGCTAGAAAAATACAATCCTAAAAACTGTATGCTTCATGCAGGAAAAATAACTACTGTAGAAGATGCTATTAGTAGTAAAGCTCCTAGTATTGCTTCTTTTCAAAGAGATCAAGGCAGAGAATTTACAGAAGGCTTAATTACTTTCTGGCTTTTATATCTAAATCAAATATTAAATCTTAATAAACCAATGAGCGAAGATCAAATCAAACTTTGTTCTGGTATGGTTGTTGAGGAGTTTTATATGCTTAAAGTCTCTGATCTAACTTTATTATTTAAAAGAATTATATCTGGGGAGTATGGCGAGTTCTATGAAAGATTATCTATTGATAAAATCCTAACCTTTTTTAGAACCTACTTAGAAGAAAGGTTTAGTTCAGCAGAAGATAATTCTATAAGAAACCATAACGAAGAATCAAAAAAACTAGAATCTACTATTTCCGAAGGTTGGAATCGTAGAGCTAGAAAGTTCACTTTTAAATAAATAATTATGCCACTACCAAAACCAAAAGGAACAGAATCAAGGAAAGACTTTATACAGAGATGTATGAGTGATTCTGTAACTGTAAACGAATTTCCAAATAAAGATCAAAGACTAGCAGTATGTTCTGCTCAATTTAAAAAGAAATAATATGGACGGATTAAGACAGTTCGGAAAATACATTAAAAATTATTTTACAAACTCAATAGGTTTAATTCCTTTTAATAGAACAGTTAACTCTGAAGGAGATAAGTTGGATATAATGAACGCTGTCTGGAGATTGTTAGATAATGAAATTAAAATAGAAGAATAATTTATAGATGCCAGTATATTCATAATAGTTTATGTTTTTTGTTGTTTAATCGAGTACCCACCATACTGGCATTTATAGATTGTTAAGAAAAAGTATATAAAAGTATTCTTTTGTATTAATATTTTTTGTATAATGTATTGCTTAGTATGTACACTAAGAAGTATCAAAACAGAAATAAGTATAAAGCAATAAAGCAAAAGTTTGGAGGTCGTACATACCATAGCAAGAAAGAAGCCCAATACGCTGCTGAATTAGAATGGAGATTAAAAGCAGGAGAAATAGTTGAGTACATACCTCAATATCCATTAAGACTGTATGTAAATGAAAAGAAAATCTGCAATTACTTTATAGATTTTAAAGTAATATATCCTGACGACACAGTTGAACTTGTGGAAGTCAAAGGTTTCGAGACTGCCCTCTGGAGACTTAAATGGAAACTAACCGAAGCACTACTTGATGAAATAGAACCTAACGCAACATTAGTGTTAGTTAAATGAATAAGAATCAAGTAATAATTGACATAGCTAAATACCATGTAGAGTGGATTCGATATGTAATCCGTAATGCTCTTAGTATTTCACAAAGAAGAAACGCAGAGGACTTTGTGCAAGCTGCCTATCTCAAATTACTTAAACAAGATACGTTTGATCCGATTAAATACTATGCAGCAGATGGTAAGATTAATAAAAAGTATTTCTTCAGAACACTAAAAAGCTTAATGATAAATGAAAACAAAAAGAAGAAGATTAAAACAATAAGCATAACTAGTAACATGGATGTCGTAGATGAAATCATTAACAAACCTCACATGGAGGTAGTCTATAGAAAACTTGAAAAGACAATGAATAATATGTATTGGTATGACAAAAAGATGTTAAACCTATATGTATATCACATTCCTAGTATTAGGAAAATATCTACCGAAACTACCATTAGCAGTAAGGCAGTATTTAAAACACTTAAAAGGTGTAAACTAACAATTAAAAAAGAAGTAGCAAAAGTTTATTATTATGGCAAAGCAGTCTAAAAAATCAAAGAAGAAAGCAGCTCCTAAATCAAAAGGTCTTGGAGATAGCATTGAGAAGTTCACGGAAAAAACAGGAATTAAAAAAGCAGTAGAAACAGTTACTAAAGCAGTAGGGATTGATGACTGTGGATGTGATGAAAGAAAAAAAGCTTTAAACAAATGGTTTCCTTATAGAAGTAAAGAATGTCTAACAGATGAAGAATACTCATGGTTAGATCAATACTTCTCTAGTAGAAAATCTTCAGTAAGCCATCAGGAACAAGTTAAAATGGTAGAAATACACAATAGAGTATTAGCTGCTAAAAGGGAGGTAAGCTCATGTGCTACTTGTGTAAGAGATATGGCTAATATATTAAAAAGGTTATATCTACAATATAAAAAGTGAAAAGCATAGCTATTATGTCAAAGGTCTCCTCTGGAAAGCTAGTGAGAAATAAAGGTATGATAGCTAATGCCATTAAACATTTTGAAGGCAAAGATGTGGAGGTTGTAATCAAAATGAAAAGAAAATATAGAAGCTCTCCACAAAACGCATACTACTTTGGAGTAATAATTCCAATAACAGTTAATGCAATATATAACGAATGGGGAGAAGTATGGTCTAAAGAAAAAGCACATGATTTCTTTAAAACTAAATTTCTGTATGAAGAAAGAATAAATGAAGATACAGCAGAGATCATACAAATACCTAAATCAACTTGTGATAACTCCACAATAGAACAAGAGGAGTATCATTTAAAGTGTATAGAGTTTTTAATGGAGTGGTTTAATGTAGAAGTACCCCTCCCAAATGAGAATATAAGTTTTGATTAATCAAGTTTTTTCAAGTTATGAGTAAACACGGAGGTAAAAGAATAGGATCAGGTAGAAAGCCTAAATCCCAAGAGCAAGATTTAATTGAAAAGCTAGATAACATAATACAAGAAGAAGAAGTTATCAAACAGCTTAAAGAATTAATAGCACATGGAGATTTAAGAGCTATTCAGCTTTATCTAAATTATCGTAGAGGTAAACCAAAAGAAACAAAGGATATACATATAAACGAAGACTTGCCTTTGTTCATAGACTAATATGCAAGTAAGAAGAACAGTTGCTTTTAATAAACTAAATAAGCTATTAAACAGAACTAAGATAATTAGAGGAGGTTCTTCAGCAGGTAAAACATTAGCAATACTAATAGTGCTTATTGATTATGCCATAACTAATAAAGGCAAAGAGATAAGTGTTGTAGCAGAATCTATTCCACACTTGCGTAGAGGAGCTTTAAAAGACTTTCTAGGTATTCTTAAAAGCCTGAATAGATACAACGAAAGACAGTTCAATAGAAGTACCTTAAAATATACATTCACTAATGGCTCTTACATGGAGTTCTTCTCCACAGACCAACCAGATAAACTAAGAGGAGCAAGGAGAACTGATCTGTTTATTAATGAGTGTAACAATGTAAGCTTTGATTCATACCAACAGTTAGCAGTTAGAACTTCTGGAGATATTTGGTTAGACTACAACCCAACTAACTTATTCTGGGTAGATAAAGAATTAATAGGTCAAGAAGATACAGACTTCATTACATTAACTTACAAAGACAATGATAGCCTCCCAGAATCAATAGTTAAAGAAATAGAGAAAGCAAGAGACAAAGCTAAGACCTCCACATACTGGGCTAACTGGTGGAAGGTTTATGGATTAGGAGAAATAGGAAGCTTAGAGGGAGTATGTGTTCCAGACTGGAAAGAGATTGACAAGATACCAGAAGATGCAAGATTACTTTGTGGAGGAATGGACTTTGGTTATTCTGTTGATCCTACAACATACATAAGATTATATAAATGGAACAATGCTTATATCTATGATGAACTGCTTTATAAAAAAGGGATGCATAATAGAGACATCAGTTTATTTCTTACAAATCAAAACGTAAAAGAAAACATATTTGCAGATTCAGCAGAACCTAAATCAATAGCCGAATTAAACAACTATGGTCATAGAGTTTATGGAGTTACAAAAGGTAGAGATTCAATAATCTATGGAATTAACCTTATGAATCAAAATGAAATATACATAACTAGAAGAAGCAAGAATCTAATTAAAGAACTACAAGGATATATATGGGCTAAAGACAAAGAAGGTAACGATCTACAAAAACCTACAGGCACACATCCTGATTGTATTGATGCTGCTAGATATGCTCTTATGATGCAATTAGAAAATCCTAACAGAGGAGAATATCATATTTATTAAATAGGTGGAGTACAGTTTGTGATTTTATTGTACATATAGTATGAAAGCTAAACTATTAGTACCTGAAACACTATCAGAAATAACATTAGAACAATACCAAAAGTTCCTAAAGATTTCTGAAAAAAACGAAGACAGTTTATTTCTGCAACAGAAAATGATAGAGATATTCTGCAATATTGAATTAAAGCTTGTATTAAATATTAAATACAATTCAATAAAAAAGATAACCAAACACCTTAACAGCCTCTTTGAACAGAAACCAACCTTTATATCAACTTTTAAAAAAGGAGATCAAGAGTTTGGCTTCATACCTCAATTAGACGATATGACATTTGGAGAATATGTTGACTTAGATACAACTATTGCTGATTGGGAAAACATACATAAAGCTATGGGAGTATTGTTTAGACCAGTAACCTTAAAAAAAAATGGCAAATATTTAATAGAGCCATACGAAACTTATGACAATTACGACATGAAAAAGATGCCTTTAGATATAGTATTTGGAGCATTGGTTTTTTTTTGGAATTTAAACAAAGAGTTACTAAATCATATTCCGACCTATTTGAAGGAGGAATTACAGAATCTGACCTCACAGCAAAAGCAAACTTTGGAAGAAAATGGGGTTGGTATCAAAGCATTTATGGGCTTAGTGGAGGAAGCGTTGCCAAGATTGACCAAGTTACCAAACTCCCCTTACACCAATGTTTAATGTTTTTAACATTTGAAAAAGATAAAAGCCAATTAGAAGAAAGAATATTTAAAAGTAAAATTAAACAATGAAAGAGTTTTTAGTAGAGGAGCTTTACGAAAGGGGATTAATTCCCTATGATGAAAGTATTGTACTTGCTGAAGGGTTTGAAGATGCTATGATTGGTATTAGCACTACTAATCCTAAAAGAGCAATATATGATTACTGGAAATGTCTTGACTGTTTAATTAAAGCAAAAGTTAATAATGAAGTATTTGACTTTGATGCAGCTCTTGACTGGCTAGACGATTACATAGAAGAAACTAACAATAGTGATATAA